GTTTAGTACCATCTGCTGCAACATCACGTCCATCGACTGTGCCTGTTACAGTAATGTTATCGAATGTTACGTCATCACCTGCTAGTGCAGCATGTGCAGCAGGGTATGTCATAAAGATGTCTTTAGTGCCTGCAGAGAAGTTAACGGCTGATGTACCGCTAGAACCAGCTAAGACTGTTGTACGTGTAAGAGTATTACCAGTATTCCAAGTACCTAGTCCTACTTCCCATTCATCAACACCTGATGCAGTATGAACAATGGCGTAATAAGTTGTATCTCCGTTTGTCATATAAGACTGGAAAGACTCAAAAGTAGCAGGTGCACCACCTAAAGCGATGTCACCTGTACCTATAGTAGTTGTACCTTCTTTGATACGGTCTTTTATAATAAACGCCATTGTTTAAGCCTATAATTAAGAAATACGAATAACTGCGTTTGTATCGTCTGGAGTAGCTCCACCAGGGAATACGATGGTGAAGTCGCCTGATGTTGAAGTTACCGTACCTCCAAAGTCAAATACTGCTACGGCTTTATTTCCTTGTGATACGTTGTAAATCAAAGCACCACCAGCAGAGACTGTTAAGTTAGAGAAAACTAAATCAGGAAAGTCAACCCAAGCAACACCGTTAGATAGATTTACGTTAGTGCCACTAATATCAAGGTTGTTGTTGACGTTATCTCTAAGATAGTTGCCTGTAGCATCTGGAAGTTCGTCTGCGCCTAAGTCGCTATAGTTTGTTGTAGCTGCACCATAGTTAGCTAAAATATCAGCTTCTGGTTTAATGAGAGCCACACGAAGTGTTTCTGTTTCTAGATCGTGAACACCCTTAAGGATTTCTTCTTTAAAAGTGTTACACATCGCTGTAGTAATTGTACCCGCCATAAGGTGTGTCCTTTTCTGTAAACACAAAGGGGCCAGCTAGTGCCAGCCCCTAAGTTTAACTAAATTATGCTACGTTGTAAATAGCAGATACCAACGCTTCTGGACGTAGGATCTTGCGACCATATAGGTGCATACCACGTACAATATCAGCGAATGAATCTGGGTCACGATATGTTTCAACTTTGTTGATCTGCTCAGCGGCAGCAACAGCTGTATCGTGTCCAGCAACAATTACACCATAGTTTGTAGACTGTGGAGCAGCAGTTGATGCAGAAGGACCAGTACCAGCAGCTGGTAGGTTGTTTGAAACATAAACACGGAAGCCGTGTAGGTTGTTCAATACCAAGCCGTTCTGTAGACCTGAGCCACCAAAATCAGAATTTAGTAGGCGTGAGTCTTCGTCTTTAAGCATCTCTACAAATACAGGATCAACTACAAGCCAACGACCTTGTGTGTCAACATTCTGTACGTCTTGCAAACGAGCCATACGTGCTACGATCTGCAATGGTGATACAGTTGAGTCAGATAGAGCTTGTGCTCCTGGCATACGAGGTGCAACTGGGATAGAGTCCCCAGCAGCTTCACCTGTTACGCCTGTTAGCTGACCTGTGAAAGTAACAGCTGACAAAACGTTTGCATCTAGGTATTCACCTGTGATTGAATCTCCAGATTGATCGCCAGTACCAGCACCTGTTGTTACAGTTGTGATACGTGCACCTGAAGTGTTATAACCTGATGCGTAAGACAATACGTCTGCGTCAAATGCGTCAGCCATTTTATAAGCTGCACGGTTTGATGCCATTGACATGAAGTCTACGTTTGCAAACTGGTCTTCGATGTCATCCATTTTGAATGCGAAGTAGTTTGCTTTGTCGATCTCTAGAGAGAACTGAGCATCAGCTAGCTGTGCTACTGTGATGCCTGTGTGGCGCTCCAAAGCTGTGACTGTTACATCTGGTTCTTTTTGGATGCGAACAGTGTCACCTTGGTTTGCAATCTCACCGTAGTAAGAAGAGTTAGTGATAGCAGTTGCAACAGCAGATTTACGAAGAGCAATCTGTGCTTGCTTGCTATAGATAATTGGGGACCAGTTATTGGAGGCGCTAAAGCCTGTCCCTGATGCGTCTGTAATAGCCATAGTAAAGTTCCTTTCAATTAAGATATGGCGTGAAAGTTAGACACTACATATCCACTGAAAGAGGCCAATCGTAATAGGGTAGTCAGCTTTGCACGTTAGGATGGCCTTCCTGTAGTGCGCTGGGCCTTTACTCTTGGGTAGTTCTTATAGTGTGGCGTTAGTGTAATAATAGCACATATTGTATTGTACTATATATGCTAATAGTTATACGTAGCAATTAAGGTATGTCAAGCTATTTTTTGGTTACATCATAAATGAATTTACCAGTGCGCATAGCTTCCATAATCTCTTCTTGCTTTGCTTCGTATTGTTTGTAGGACAGCTTATTTACTTTACTCTCCGACCATAGAGAGGATGTATCATCTGACCGTGGAGTATTACGACTCTTAGCTTTTACTGAAGAGGCTGCAGACTTTTCATCTGAGGTAGTCTTCTTAGCTAAGGTAGTAATTCCTTTGTCTGCTTTATATAAGTCAATAGCACGAGCTACTGATTTAGCATCGTCTGGATCTTCATATAAAGCAACTTGTATCCAGTTAGGCTGTTGCTCAGCCCAATCGTGGAACTCATCGTCTGAACGGATCTGCTCAAAGTCAGGGTGTAGCTGCAGTAGTTCTGCTTCTGCTTTCTGACGACGAGCTTCAACACGTAAAGACTCAATCTCACTTAATCGTTTATCTAAATCAGAAGCACGTTCAGTAGCTTTACGATCTGCAATAGCTTCTACAATGCCAGCTACGTCAGGGTACTTCTTAGCCCACGCTTCAATCTCTTCTTCTGACTTAGGTAATACTAACTCGTTACGTGCAGCTTTGTCAAGTTGTGCTTCTAGCTTTTCGTATTTAAGTTTCCACTCTTGCTCTTTATCTTGTAGCAAGCGACGAATGTCACCGTAACGTTTCTTAAAAGTTTTCTCTTCACCACTTAGCTCAGAATCATCTGCTTCTTGGGATGCTTCAGCTTTTGGTTCTTCTTCTTGTTCGGTACGACTCTCTGCCTGTACTGGTTCTGTGACAGGCTCTTCGCTACTGGGTTCAGCTTCAGCAGTTTGCTCTTCTTGCTCTTCTTCTTCATTGCTGTAGCCTGCTTGCTTTAGTAGAGCTTTTAACTCTTCTTCGTCCTTATTAATACGAGACTGGTTTAGTTGTGGTGCAAAAGCTTTAGTTTGCATTACTTGAACTTCTTGTTGCATTTTAGTTTCCTTATGTTGGGGCCAGCCTTAGCTGGGTAGCCTTATAGTTATATGGTAAAGTTAGTGTTTACTTCTTGTTTTTCTTTTTCATCAAGCCGCCTGATTTAAAACCAACTTGCCCTGAGGTATTTCTACCAGACGTAATGTCTTTTATTTTAGCTGTAGTTCTTTGCAAGTTTTTAGCTGTACCTGCTTTATCGGCAGCTTTAGAAACAATATCCTTAGTTTGTTGTATACTCTTCTGTGTAACAATAGGTGTATTATATTCTCCCGCACCTGCAGGTTTTTTACCTGCTTGACTTGCATAAGAAGATACTGCAGCTCTTGCTTGCTTTTGAGCTGCCTTAGCTGCTGCAGCTGCCTTAGCGGCTTCCGCTTTCGCTTTTCTAGCAGCTGCTTCTCTAGCTAGTTTTTCTTTATCAACTCCTGGCGCTACAATAGCCCCTTCTCCGCTTATGCTACGTTTAACTTTATCTCTCATATCAGGATCGTTAGAGAGCTGCTTAATATAGTCAACCATATCTTCATCTTTAATACCTTTAGGCACATCAATACCTATAGACTCAAGATATTCTATAGTCTTCCAGTCACCGTCTGCATATTGACCAAAGGCTGTTTTTGCTATTCTAGCTCCAAGTCCCTTACCTTGAATATAAGAATCTATGTTTGCCCTAAGAGCAGCTGCTCCTGCTGCATCACCTGAAGCTTCTAAGATATTAGCTTTAGCATATTGGTTAGCAACATTATTCATGCTAACAACGTACCCAACACCTGGAACCATAGTTGTTATTAGGTCTTCAATGATACCAGGTTTAGCTATTTCTGTGCTTGTCCAATCAACACCATCGTACCACGGTTTACGTTCTGTTTCTGGAGGCTTTGGACCGTCACCCCCTGAGCTAGAGCCTGCTTGTGTAGGAGCTTGTGTTGTTTGCGGCTGAACAGTTATTGCAGAAGGAGGTGTAGTTGTGTAGCCTTGTGCAATAAGCTCATCGTATTTTGCCTGGTCTGTCGGTAAGTTAAGCTTTACGGTCTCTCCATTAGGCCCATAAAGAGTCACTTCTGTTATAGGTGCCACTCCCATAGTCTGATCTAGAAGGAACCCAGGAGCAAACATAGAAGCCATACCAGAAGTAAACTGTGGTTTATACGGATCTATGTCAGCACCTTCTGCAGCGTATACTGTCTTTCTAGCCATGCCGCCCATAGCCATACCAGTTACTTCTTCAAGTAAGGCTTTCTCATCGTCAGATAGATCAGAGTCATCATAATCAACAAGGACTTCATCTTCAACAGCGACAGGCTCACCGCCAATACGACCATTAGCTTCCATTTCAGCCAAGCCCATCTTAGCCTGTGCACGTAAGTCCTCAAAGAACTTGACACCATAGAAACGTAGAACATCAGCAGGGACAACATATTCACCCTCACTTAACATAGCAGGAATATCATCACGTACTTCTTCAGGTAGAGAACCAGGTGGTACTT